AAGTCTCACCTATCCCACAAAAGTTAGATCCAGATTTTAAACATTTAAAGTTTAAGATGGGTCCTATGAAGGACATGATAGATCTAAATGATTTGAAGAGTCGTAAAACATTCACGCTTGAAGGAATTGTTGATGCTATTGTTGATCAATTACATAGTAACCATTTATTATGGGCACAGATTATGCAAATTGATTTACGAGAAGTAGAGCAAAGAGTAGATAGTGATGACGAAGACGTTATTGAAGAAGAACTAATAATGTTTGATCCTGAAGAAGATGGTGAGGTGATATATGAGACGCCTGGAGCGGTCTGGACTGATGATGAAATTAGAGGTCGGGTAGAAATTGAAGAAGAAGTTGAAGAACCGATAGAAGAAGAATGGATACCCCTAAATGAAAGAATGGATCCCACAGTTGTTACAACAGGAGAACTCGAAGAGTGGAATCGGGTGAATAGAGAAATTATTAATAGTTTCTTGAATGCACTAGATGGTGAAGCTATTCAAACTCCTTTGCAACTAGGTAATTGGATTACTCATCTAAGAAGACATCATGATGGAACATCAGCTGTGGAAATAATCAGAACTGAAGGGATGACACCGTTTGAGTTCCTATTATCTTTAAATCAATTTAGTATGCCACAAACACCAGAATTTGAACAAGCGTTAGCTGAAGTTGGATTTGTCGTAGTGGAGTATATGGATAATAATTATATGTGGAGTCCTTTAATGTTTAAAGGAAAGAAACTCATATTAATTAGTGAAGAATTGAAGAAGATAGTAGCAGAACAATTACTACCTAGATGGAAGAGATGGATTATAAAAGGGAGACAGAGCGTATTGAATTTTTGGGAAGATCCTAGAAATAGATTACTTGTAGTGAGATTCACTGTAGGTAGTATATATCTTGGATTAGCTCCTGATGCTTTTATGCGTTTACCAGCTCATATGATGATGACAAATTATGTGGTAGCAATACCCCGTTTAATACCCATGGCACC